GCCGCAGCAGGGTGTTGAAGTTCCGGGTGACACCGAAGTGGTCGCGTTGCCGTCCTACCTCACGATGCGGTCCCGCTTGGGGCTGCCGTGGCGTGCGAACTAGCAGGTCAGGGGCGGTGTTTGACATCCTCGCAGGTCAGACCTATGGTCCGGCGAAAGGAGAAGGAGGACCAAGATGGCGACCAAGCGAGGACAGACCCAGCGGGCGAGTTCAGCGCAAGCAATCCGGGCAGCGGGTTACACCGCGACCCCCGGCCGCGTGGCCGCAACGGCACGCGAGCTTCGGCGCGTGGGCGGGGCCGAAACGGTGGCCCAGGTCGTGCGGCGTCTCGCACGGACGAACTTCGGCTAAGCTGCACCTGCTGTACCCCAAACTTTCCAGCCGACGGCCCTCTCTCGCAGGAGGGTCGTTCGGTGTCTAGGGTGTTCACGTGCAACCGGTGACCGCGTACTCGCGGGCCTTCGCGGACATCCAGGACGACCTGAAGACGTACATCCACGCCAGCGCACCCGGCAAGTACGACGCGGCGATGGCCGAGCGGTTCGCCCGCATCCAGGCGCAGCTGGCCGATGACCTGCGCGCCAGCCTGACCGACCTGGAACCCTTCGCCCGTGAGCGGGCCGTGATGCTGACCACGAAGGCGTTCCGCGACGCGCTGTCCACCGCTGGCCTTGTCGATGAGAAGACCAGCATGAAGCTGGCGAAGGACGCGGTCAGCAAGGTCGGCCTCCACGTGCAGGCGCAGGTCCACGACCAGCAGTTCGCGGACGAACGCAAGGCCGCGACCGACGACATCACCCAGCGCGAGGACGTGACCCAGTGGGCCTGGAAGGCGACCCTGGACGTGCACACGTGCCTGTTCTGTGTCTCGATGCACGGACGGGCGTTCCCGATGGGTGTCCCGATGAAATCCCACCCCAACTGCCGCTGCATCCCGGTCCCCGAGGGCACCCGCCTGGCGGACGGGCAGACGTTCCTCGCCAACCTGTCGCGAGCCAACCGCGAACGGGTCATGGGCAAGGCCCGTGCCCGCATGTGGGAAGAAGGCGACGCGGACCTGTCCGAACTCGTCGATGAAGGCAAGCACGGGGTCGTGCCGCTGCGGAACTTCCGCAACCGCTTCGCGCTCCCGGCGATGCGCCGCATGTCCGACAATCAGCTGTTCAACCGGCAGGCCCCCATCGGTCGGCTGGTCGAATCAGGAGCCAAGAAGCGGGTGTCCATCTACGACCTGGTCATCGCCGAGGACGAGTTCTTCGACCGCACCCAGGGGTTTGACCCCTACCCGACGAAGTGGGTCCGCACCACGTCGCAGACCGCCATCCCGAAGGGCTGGGAGGTCGACACGTCCCATATGACCTTCGCTGATACCGCCGAGAAGCAGCGGGTCGCCCGCGTCGTCCGCAGGGACGTGCCTTGGGTGTACCGCTTCCTCGCCCGAAGCGGGCTGAAGTCCAACTGGAACGGCCTGTTCGAAGTCGGCGAACCGTGGCCCGAGTTCGGTGACCCACCGCCCGCTGGTGTGAAGCACTGGGCGTCCGGTATCTGGTTCAACACGCAGGTGTTCGCCAAGGAGAAGACGCATCTGGACGACCCGGACTGGCAGGCGATGATGCGTGTCCGCCAGTTGCACACGGTCGTCCATGAGTTGTTGCACAGCTTCAGCGACCATCAGACGACCGACCCCGACGACTACCAGCTGTATTCCTGGTTGGAGGAAGGTCCCGCCGACCTGCTGGCGCGTCGGTGGACCGTGATGCTGCAATCGGCGTCGAAGTCCTACAACTACAACGAGGCGTTCGCCCGCGATGTCGTCAACCACGACACGACGAAGGGCTACAACCTGTCGGTGCAGGCGTTGGACGCCATCGCGGAAGGCATCGAGTACCCCTGGAACGGCGATGCGCAGTCCCAGCTAGGGTCCCCCGGTGCGCAGCTGGCGTACGACCTGATGAACATGCCGCTCGGCAAGCGGTCGACGTGGCTGAAGCACAAGGTCGAGTTGTACCGGCGCAAGCACCACGGTCGCTTCGTCGACCACACGAAGAAGTCCATCGACGGCCATCTGGACTTCCTGACGAGGGAGCGGTACCTGTGAACGACCCCGAAGACGACTTCGAGCGTGCGATGGCGCACAAGGACTGGCCCGCGGTCGACGCCGCGCTGAAGCGGATGGACCCCGCCGACGCTCGTTGGTACCAGGAACAGGTCTTCCACGCGAAGTCGTATCAGAAGTGGGCCAAGTGGAAACAGTCTCTGCCCGATGGAACACCGGGACGAAGGTAGGTATCATCCGCCCTGGTAGGAGGAGGGCGAGATGCCAGAGGACACACCGGGGCAGGACCCCACCCCCGACGCGCAGGACACGTCGGCGGAACAGCAGCACTCGACGAACACCACCACGGCGACCAGCGCGAACGTGCAGGACACGGCCGCGCTGCCGAACAACGCAGGCGGTGCCGCCGAGAACGAGTTACGTCGGGCACGGGATGACGCCGCGAAGTTCCGCACTGCGCTGAAGGACGCGCAGAAGCAGCTGAAGGACGCGCAGGACGCGCTTCAGGTAAAGGACGACGAGGGCAAGTCCGAGATGCAGAAAGCGATGGACAAGGTGGCCGAACAGCAGGCCCGGTTGCAGGTAGCCGAAGGGAACGCGAAGACCCTTCGCTTGCAGAACGAGGTCATGTTGAAGGCGCAGAAGCTGGACATCGTTGACCCCGACGCCGCGTTCCGGTTGTTGGACAAGGACTCGGTCGATTACGACGGCGACAGGCCCATGAACATCGGGGACCTGTTGGAAGACCTCATCGTGGACCGCCCCTACCTGAAGGCGCAGCCCAACACGCGCAAGCAGGCAGCGGCACCCTCGAACTCGTCGACGACCCAGCCTGCTTCCAAGCCGGGGCAGCTGACGATGGATGACATCGAAGGGATGACATCCGACGAAATCAACGAGCGATGGGCTGAGGTCCAGCCGGTGCTAGAAGCACAGGGGACCGGTACTAGGGGCACGAAGCACATCCGCCGTTAGGAGGGTCCATGTCCATCACCAAGGCCCAACCCGAAGTCTGGGCGGCCCGAATCAAGGCGAACCTGCTCAACGCGCACGTCTACGGCGCGCCGGGCATCGTGAACCGTGATTACGAGGGCGACATCCGGGACTTCGGCGACACGGTCCACATCATCGGTGTGTCTCCGGTGACCATCAAGACGTACACCAAGGACACACCCATCGCGGCACCAGACGCATTGACCGACAACGAGACGGTCCTGACCATCGACCAGGCGTTCTACTTCAACTTCGCCATCGACGACATCGACGCGGTGCAGTCGTTCCCGAAGCTGATGGACGAGTCGTCCCGGACGGCGGCGTGGGGCCTTCGCGACAAGTCGGACAAATACATCGCGACCGCGATGACGACCGACGCTCTGGCCGGGAACAAGTTCGGTGCGTTGACCGTCGACATCTCCAACGATGAGGGCTACGAGCGCATCGTGGACATGGGGACGAAGCTGTCCCAGAACAACTGCCCGCTCGAAGGTCGGTGGATTGTCCTACCGCCCGACTTCTACGCGACCATCCTGAAGGACGACCGTTTCCTCCACGCCACGCCCACGGGTGACAACATCCTGGCGAACGGCCTGGTGGGTCGTATCGCAGGGTTCGACGTGTACCAGACCAACAACTCGCCCTCCAACAACACGGTTATCGCCGGGCACCCGATGGCGTATTCGTTCGCAGAGCAGATTCTGCGGACGGAGGCGTACCGGCCCGACACCCTGTTCGCGGACGCGCTGCGTGGTCTGTACGTCTTCGGTGCGAAGACGGTGTACCCGCAGTTGCTCTCGACGTTCACCTACACGCTGGTTCCGTAACAGGAAGGGAGGACGGGTGGCACTGGTCTTCGGGCCACCCGTCCTTGCTGACGATGACCCTGTCGTTCGGCAGGTGCTCCGCACGTGCGGGGTCACGCTGAACGGCGGGGCTGTCGTCGGTGGGGGCGGGCTGTCCCTCGCCGACATCAAGGTCTTCCTGACGGACCGCCGGGAAGAAGTGGACGACGGCGTCCTGGACGCCACGGAAGAAGGTGAGGTCTTCACCGATGTCCGGTGGTGGGGTGCCGACGCGGTGCTGCACGACGGCGTCAGTCCCTACGCCCTGTCGGTCGCCCTGCCCGCCGAGGGGTACTGGCGTTTGGCGGACCCGCCGAACATCGACACCATCGTCTACATCCACGGCTACACCTACGACACGAACCTCGCGGCATCCGACGTGCTGGAAGCGTGGGCCGACCACCTGAAGTTGGAGTTCGACTTCAGCGACGGCTCGGGCAGCTATCAGCGCAGCCAGAAGATTGCGAACCTGTTGGAGATGGCCGACCGCTTCCGGCGACGGGGCCGCGTCACGAACACCGAACTGACGCGGCGGGATATGTACCCGCAGACCCACAACTGGCTCCCGGTGAACGAACAGTGGGGTCCCTAGGTGACCTACCTGTCGGATACCGACCAGGCGGGTATCGAAGCCACGGTCTTCGACTTCCTCGGTCAGACCTGCACGGTTGAACGTCCGCAGTACGTCGACGACGGGATGGGCCAGCGCGAGCGTTCTTGGGTCGCTGTCGCGACTGGCGTCCCGATGAAGATGGTGCAGCGGGCTATCGGCCTTCAGCTGGAAGACACATGGCTGAGGCCGACGATGGTCACGACGGTGACCGTTCCGAAGACCACCGACATCCGGCTCGGTGACCACCTGCGACTGCCCGATGATTCGGTCTGGCTGGTGCAGTCGACGCCCATCCCACGTGAGCTAACGCTGGTCCTGGACGTGAAGTTGGTGTCTGTCGTCGGTGCGGACGACCCCGTTGGGTTGGCGGCATCCGCCGCAGTGGGGGAGCAGGTGACGTTCCAACCCAGCGGGACCATCGCAGCCACGAACGTGCAGGACGCCATCGAAGAACTGGACGCCGCCTCGACGAAGTTCGAACGCGGCACCGTGGTCACCGACCCGGACGGTATCGGTGCCCTCGACGTGGTGGTGTGGCGTGCGCCGTACGCCTGCATGGTGGAAGCCACCCGAGGGTTCCGTATCGGTGGGACCGGTTGCATCGTCCGGGCACGCAAGGGCATCCAGGCCCTGAACGTGTCGGACCTGTCGCTCGTCAATGCGAACCAGTGGTACATCGGCCAGGACATCCAGAACGGGTCCTTTGCAGCAGGAGATGCCCTGGTCCTAGAAGTCGTGCAGGTGTCCGGTACAGTCACCGAAGTCACCATCCAGGTCGACTTCCGAAGGGAGTAACGGCATGACCATGTCAGACAACGGGGAGCTTCAGGTCCTCGATGCCATCTTCAACGCTGACACCGTGGGCTTCCCGGCGGGGAACCCCTACGTGCAGTTGCATACCGGTGACCCCGGCGAGGCCGGGACCACGAACGTCGCGTCCATCGCCCGCGTCCAGGCGGACTTCGGTGTGGCATCGGCCGGGACGCTCTCGAACAGCGCGAACATCGACTTCACGTCGATGCCCGCCATCGCCGCACCCGGCGTCGTTGGGTGGAGCATCTGGGACGCCGCGGGTTCAGGTGTACCGCCAACGGGTGCGAACTGCTTCTGGACCGGCTGGTTCTCGACGGTTGGTCGCGTGTTCGTGAACGTGCTGTCTGCTTCGACCGACCTCTTCTCGTCCGCGGCGCACGGCTTCGTGGCAGATGACCGTGTCGTGTTCGAGACGATTGAAGGGGAGACACTGCCAGCGGGTGTCACCGCGGGGACGTTGTATTGGGTCATCTCGACCAGCCTCGCGACCGACACGTTCCTGGTCAGCACGACCCAGGGCGGCGGTGCGCTCGCCATCACCGGTAACGGTGGGGGCATGGTGCGCAAGGTCGTCGGCAAGACCACGAACTCGGGAGACACGTTCCGCATCGCAGCTGCCGCGCTGTCCATCTTCATCGACTGAGGTCCGCACTACGCGGGATGGGGTGACCGATGGCCGTCGTTGGCGTTGCGCTGACATCGGGCCACCCCGCAGCAGCGGCGTCGATGACGACGGCGTCCATCACGCCCTCGTCCGGCGTGGTGTTCGTCGCGGTCACGTACGCATCGACCACACCCCCCGACGTTTCATCCATCTCTGGTCTCGGTGGGACGTGGCAGCAGTGCGGCGCGTCCATCAACTCTGCGAACGGCACGAACAAGCTGTGCCTGTGGTACGGATACAACTGCTCGGGTAGCGGCACGCTGGTCATCACCGCGACCGCAACCCCGGTGACCGGGAACGCCTACGAAGTCTTCGAGTTCACCGGTATCCAGACCGGGGTTGGGGCCATCCGTACCGCCAACTACAAGTCGGCGGCAGGTGCCGCGACAGGTACGAGCCTTTCCGTTACGCCCAGTGCGCTGAACAGCGCGAATAACGCCTTCGTGGCGGTGGTCACCCACCGCACCGCAGAGAACGTCACCCCAGCGCAGGGCACGGAAATCCACGATGACAACCTGTCGTCCCAGTACGGCCAAGAGGTCAGTTACCTCGTCAACTGGACGACCGGCGGTATGGGTGGGTCGTGGGCGACGACCAGCGGTGCCCAGGCCCGTGCCGTCGGTGTCGAGGTCGTTGCAGCCACCGTCACTACGGTCGTTGCTAACGCCGCGAGTGGGCGGGCTGGAGGTCATGGAACCGCCTCCACCGCCCCACCCGTTACCGGTACGGGGGTAGGTCGCGCTCGCGCTCGGTCGTCGGCGTCCCAGCCAACGTCGTTCCTGGCTATCACCGCCATCAACTGTTTCAAGGGTGCGGATGACAACGCCTCGGGAACGGCGACCGCCTTCACGACTGGGTCCTATGCCTTCCTGAACAACAAGCTCTACCTCCTGGCGATAGCCACCCGCGCTGCGGGCACTATCCCCGTCGCCAGCGTGACCGGCGGTGGCATGACGTGGGTCCAGGTCGACGAGTCGGCAGCCAACGTAGACGTATCTATCTGGCGCGGGTACGCGGCATCGGGTGCCTCGACCGGCGCATTGACCATCAACACCACCGGGTCGCCCACCGCGGTGAAGTGGGTGCTAGACGAACTCTCGAACACCGCCGCTGACGGGACCGGGGTCGCCGTCGTGCAGTCGGCCACGGGCGGGGTGGCGACCGGCACTGGCTCGATTGCGCTGGCTGCCTTCGCCGATGCGGTGAACAACGCGGTCTACGCCGCGTTCGCGCACGCCGCCGTTGAGTCTTCGACGGTCGATGCATCGGGCGGCTACACGATGCTGGGCGACGAATCGACGACGACCACGCCGAACGTGTCGTTGGCGACCGAGTTCCGTATCGGTGAAGACACCACGGTCACGATGACGTGGGTCACGACCACGAACCGCTGGGGCGGTGTCGTCCTCGAAATCAAGCTGTTGTCGGCGGTCGTCGTTGTCACCGCGGACCCCGTCAGCGGTCGGTCGAACGCCGTTTCGAAGGCCTCGGCACTGGTCGTTGCGGCAACCCCCGGTGCTGGTTGG